GCACCACTAGCAGCAAAAATTGCTTTAAGTTCTGGGAAAGCAGTAAGTATAGCTTCAAATATTGTAGCTTGTATTATTGCAGCAGCTATTGATTTAGCTATATTTAAGAACATATCGGCAATAGCTTCTAAAGGACTTGTACCTTCCTCAAAAGCAGTAAATACATCCATAATTCCAGATGTCAAATTACTAGCCAACAGGTAATGTTCAAGTTGATTTAATAGCAATTGATGGATTATCATTTTTAGAATATTCACAATTTATATTTGAAGAATCGTTAAGTATTAATGGAACAAATAGGCTTATAGATGTAATTGCAGAAACTTTAAATGTAATAAATTACCCAGACCCAATTGAATTACTTACTTCTTGTTCTTATTATGCAGAAGGTATGTTTGATAGAGGTGATGCATCTGGAGATGAGCCATTTTCACAAACTTATCAATATAGAAGGGATTTTGTAGGATTAAATTATTATGAGGTTTTAGATAATATTGTTAAATCTTTTGGATGTAGATTATTTCAAAGCGATGGTAAGTGGCAATTATTAGCTATTAATCAAATGGATTTAGCTACAAGATACTTTACTAATTATGTTATTTACCCAAATGTAAGTAATGCTGGTAGTGGTACTTTTGATAAAAATATAAGCATTCAACCTTATGCAGAAGGAAACGTTCATTTTGTAAATAATGCACAAAATAAAATAGTTAGAAAAGGTTATCCTAAAGTAATTATTAAAGGGAACTTTAGCTATGCAGATAACTATGTTCACAATGGTAATTTTAAAGGATATTATAATAATGGAACACTTCCTGTATTTTACCCTTTCCCTTATGGGTGGAGTTATTTTACAAGTGGTACTCCTAATCAAACTTATGTAAATTTAACAATAGATGACGAATTATCTTCTAATACATTAAGTATTCAAAAGCCTATTGGAGTAGGTTTATATTCTGAAGTAGAAATGGGAGTACCTGTTTCTCCTTCTTTTCCGCTTTATTCATATTTACCTTATATGAATGGTCCAAGTTTTGATATAAAATTTTCATATAGAATAGGTGTTGGAGGAAATAAGGCAAAAATGCTTGTAATGATTACAAATCCTGATACATCTATTACATATTATTATAATAGTTCAAATAATTGGCAGACGGCTTATACTTTTATTGATATAAATAAAGTAGATGAAGGAAATTATACTGATTATTCATTAAAAGTTTTAATAAATAGTCAAAATAGTCCAAGTGGAGCAACAGTTAGAGGATACGTTAAATTAAGATTTATAGTAGATGGTGGTACTCCATTTCCTCAATATGAATCAATAAGTTTAAGAAATGTTTCTATAACACAAAACTTTACAACAATAAAGTCAGTAGATGTAACTAGACAAGTGGGAACTGAAAATACTACAATTAAAGAAATAGACCAACCTTATGGAAGTTTTTTAAATAGTTTTAATGTTAATAATAATGTAGGAAATTTAGTAAATTCTTCTGGTATATCTTATCAAAATTGGTATCGATACCCTGATACAACAAATGTTTTTGAGTTATTGCCTATGCTTATAGCTAGACAATATTCTAACTTATTGAGTAAAAACTTTGGTACATTAGAAGCTGACTTAGGATCATTTAAAACTGCTAAAGGGTTAAACTATTTAGATAAAGTTTATTCGGTACAAGATTTATCAACTAATGCGCTTTCTTATAATGATAAAACGTTTATGTTAAATAGAGGTAGTGTTATTCCACAAATTGATGAAGTAGGGTCTTTTCAGCTAATAGAAATAACAAATGAGGATAATGATTCCGTTGAGACAATAAAATATAACATACAGTAAAATAAAAGACTAAATTTGTATTATGGCAAACGCAGTAAACGGGAAAAATGTAATACTTTATTGGCATAGAACAGATGTAGAACCAGAAGTGGATGTTGCATTTGCTTGTAGCACAAATTGTAATTTTAACGTGAGTGTAGAACAAAAAGAAGTAACATCATATTCTTCAGCTTGGTTTAGAGAATATAAAAACGATTTAGCTTCTTGGAGTTTAACTTGTGATGGGTTAATTATCTTAAGTGGTTTTTCATATTTATTTATGCTTCAAAAGCAATTAGATAGAGAACCAATAGAAGTTAAATTCGTTATTGATAATGGAGTTGATGGATTAGTTATAATTAACGGAATAGCAAATATTACATCAATAGATATATCTGGTCCTGTAAGAGATGTGGCTACCTATAATGTAAGTTTACAAGGTAGCGGAGCGTATAATATAACAGGAACACAAGTTGACCCAAGCGGTGTTATTATTGTAGGTGCAAACCCAGTTAAGACAAAAGGTTACACGGCAAGTGGTGGTGAAACATCAATCACTTGGTTAGACACAGTTGGTTACACTTGTCTTTACGTTTCAAGAGGTGGTATTGATGTTCAAGGCATTATTACGAGTGGAACTCCTGTTGATGAAGAAGTTAAATTTGTATCTGCAACTGGTGTTTTAACATTTAGCAGAGCATTGGGAAGTGGTGAATTTGTAAGGGCATTATTACAATAAAATAATAAAGATGAGCAATCAAATAGTAATATCAAGCGGAGCAAAAGTTAGGAATTTAGATGGAGTATTAACAGGTACAAGTGGGATTGTTAATTCAGTTCCATTGGGTGCTGCTAATGGTGTAGCTACTTTGGATAGTGGGGGTAAAGTTCCAGTTAGCCAATTACCTTCAAGTGTAGTAACTTATTTGGGTACTTGGAACGCTGCAACAAATACTCCTACTTTAGTGAATGGAACAGGCGATGCTGGTGATATGTATATTTGTAATGTAGCTGGAACTGTGAACTTTGGTGCTGGTCCTGTAACTTTTGCGGTTGGGGATTGGGTGTTATACGGAAGTGGAACTTGGCAAAAATCAAATGGTCAAAACGGAACTGTTACAAGTGTAGGTGTTTCAAGAGATGGTGATGCTTTATCAATCACAGGTTCACCAATTACAACCGCTGGAACAATTAATATAGGATTTTCTGGTTCAAATGCACAATATATAAATGGAGAAGGTGATTTAGTAACTTTCCCTTCTTTGGCTGGTTTTGTACCTTACACAGGTGCAACAGGAAGTGTTGACTTAGGTGCATATAATTTAACCGCTACTGGTGTTATTGCAAATAGCTTTAATGCTATTGGTAGTGGCGTTCAAGGCGGATATTTATATTTAAAACAAGGATCAACTCCTTATGCTGGTTTACTTGGTTCAAATGGAATATCAGCAGATGGAACAAAGTTTTTATTAATTGCTAATGTTGATGCTTCTAATAACAAAATTGGTTTATTTGATTTAGGTTCTTTAACCAATAATACAAATAGAACATTTACTCTCCCAGACCTATCTGGTACTCTTGCTTTGACAAGCAATCTAAGTGCATACGTTCCTTATACAGGTGCGACTGCTAATCTTAACTTAGGAACATTTGATTTAACTGCTGATGCTATTACAGGTGCAACAGGTTCTTTTGCATCAAGCGGTGGTAGTGATACTTTTGCTATTAACCATTCAAGTGGTAGCGGAATAGCTTTAAACATAACAAAGGGCGGTAATGGAGAAGGATTATATATAAACAAAACAAGTGGTAGTGGAAACGCTGCAACTATTATAGGTACATTAAACGCAACTACTTTAGTTAAAAATGGTGGTACATCAAGTCAGTTCTTAAAGGCTGATGGTTCAATTGATAGCAATACTTATGCAACTACAACACAATTAGGTAATTATTTACCATTAATAGGTGGAACTTTGACTGGAGACTTAACAATTTCTAAGGCGGATACATTAAACGTTTTAACATTAAGTTCAACAAATACAAATGTAATTTCGTTTATTACAAGTTCTGTTCAAAAAGGTGAGATTTCAGTTAATGCTTCTAATTTTCAATTTAATAGCGAAACAACTAATGGATACATATTTAAAAATTCAGCAGCTAATAATGTATTAACAATAACAGATGCTGGAGTAACTACATTAATTGGTGCTTTAAGTGGTACAAGTGCTACGTTTAGTGTTAATCAACATTCAACAATTGTAAATAGTTTTACAAATACAAATACTACAAGTTCAGATAGTAGAACAATTTTAAATGTAACTGGTGGCAATGCAACATTGCAAATACAATCAATACATAATACTGGAATTTATTTAAATCCTACAACTCCAATTCCTACATCAATAGGGTACAATAATACTTTAGTTTTATTAGCTAATGGTAATACTACACTAAGTGGTCAATTAGGTTTAGGTGGCGCATTGAGTGGAACGAGTGCTACGTTTAGTGGTGCATTAACTGTTAATGGTTTAATAAATAACACATATAGTGATAACGCATTTCTCGGATTACTTATTAGAAACACAAATACAGGCAATTCTGCATTATCAGGTTTTTCTATTCAAAATTCAGGAGGTACAACAGTTGGTCAAGTTAACTACGTTTCTACTGTTTATGCAAATACAACTTTAAGAAATACTTTATTAATTAATACTGTCTTTGATAACAAGTTAGCTTTTGTAACTAATAGTAGCGGAGGTGAAACAAGAGCGGATATATATTTTAGCGTTAACCCAGCTTTTGCTTTAGATGCAACCAACCCTAATCAAATACATATTTTAGGTACATCAAGAAACGTAGCCATAAATTATAGCGGAACAGATTATGGTCAAAAGTTTCAAGTAAATGGTTCATCATATTTTGGAGATGCTGCTACATTCTCAAGTAGTGTAACGGCTGGGGGTTTATTTACTGCACAGGGTGGTGTATCAGCTGCTCCTGCTACAAGTGGAACTACAATAAATGGTAGTGCTGTAATAAAACCAAGTGATGGTAGCAATGCTATTATAATGGGTGCTTATGGTACTGCTCCTTATGGCAATTGGATTCAATCTCAATCTACAAGTGCATTAGGTACAACTTTCCCTTTAATTTTACAACCTAATGGGGGCAATGTTGGTATCGGAACGAGTAGTCCTTATGAATTATTGACTATTAATAATGGAACACAAGCAAATAGTTTTGGATTACAAATAAACAACAACGTAAATAATATATCTGGTATTGGATTTGCTCAATATGGTTCAAATGCTACATATACTTATATAAAAGCAGATGGTAGGTCAAGTGGTTACTTTGCAATAAGCACTAACGATACCGAAAGAATGAGGATAACATCGGATGGTGATTTATTAGTTGCAACTACTATTATTTTAAGTGGAGGTGGAACAGATGCTACTAATGGTTTTAGAGTAGCGCCAAATGGAACTATTGTAAATAATTCAACCGCAGATGCTAATGCATATTTTGCAAAAAGGTCAGGTTATTCTTCAAGTACTTTTGTTGCTTTTTATGTAGCTGGAACTTATGTTGGTGCAATTACTACAAATGGTTCAGCGACTTCATATACTACTGCATCAGATTATAGATTAAAACAAGACCTTAAAGAATACAATGGTTTAGATTTAATATCTAAAATAAAAACTTATGATTACCAATGGAAATCAGATAATACAAGATCATTTGGTGTAATTGCTCACGAATTACAAGAAATAATACCACAAGCAGTAAATGGAGAAAAAGATGGTAAAGATATGCAAGGGGTTGACTACTCTAAATTAGTTCCAATCTTAGTTAAAAGCATACAAGAATTAGAAGCAAGAATTAAACAATTAGAAAATAAATAATATGAAATATTGGTACATTAATCAATTAGACTGCGTTCCACAAGATGGCGATTTAACCGACTTTGTTGTGGTAGCACATTGGACTCGCTTCGCTAAAGAAACAATCAACGAGAAAGAGTATCAAGCAAGTGTATATGGTAGCCAATCCTTCTCAAAGGATGACGTTACTAACTTTATACCTTATGAGGACTTAACCTATGAAATCGTTTGTGGTTGGTTGGATGCTTCTTTAGACGTAGAGGCTTTAGACCTAAACTTAGATGCTCAAATAGAGAATCAAGTTAACCCACCTGTGATAGTTTTGCCACTCCCATTCACGAATCCGTAGTTTATTTGAATATTTAACTATATTTGTATATAAAATAAAAACTATGATAACAATTAATCAAGATCAAATCAAGGAATTAGAAGCCTTCATTAATCAAATCCCAACTCAATATGGGTTACCATTATTGCAGTTCTTGGGTAAGTTAAATGCAGAGCAAAATCCACCACAAGTACAAGAACCACAAACAGAAGACTAATGGTACATAATAGCAATCAATCGGACTTATTAACTATTGTTAGCGGAACAACCGCATTTATTAGTGTTGTAAATATTCAACCAGTAGTTAGTCTTATAGCGAGTTTGATTGCTATTGTTTCAGGTGTTTTTGCCATTCGTTATTACATTAAGGCGACTAAAAGATTTAAGTAATGTATAAGAATATTGTAATAGCAATTTTGGTTATTATAGTATTTCTTTTTATTAAGGATAAATCCTCATACATAGGTAAACCATCGGTTATAGTAACCACAGACACAGTTTACCAACAGAAAACTTTCACTAAGTTTACCAAAGGGAAATCAATCCCTTTTGTCGTTTTAGACACAACCTACCTCATTGACGAGGTTCACGATACAATTACCATCGTAAAAGACTATAATCAAGTCAAAGTCTATTCAGATACTATGCGCATAGACTCTTTAGGATACGCATATATTCAAGACACAATTAGTCAAAATAAGATACAAGGCAGGGGTTTTAGTGCCAATTTTAACCTTCCAACCATAACAATTACCAAAGTAATAGAACCAAAGCCTAAAAACGAGGTTTATTTCGGTCTTTTAGGCGATTTAAGGGCAATTAATAATAAAGTCGGCTTAGGACTTGGTTTAGGATTTAAAACGGCTAAAAGCGGCTTATTTACGATAAACGCAACAACTAATCAATATTCATTAGGTTACTATAAAAAAATCTTCTAAAATGGCATTACCTGTATCATTCAAAGACTTTGCAAAGAATCCAGTTGTGGCTACATTATTTATTGTTCTATGTGGAATATCAGCGTTATATATTGACGTGCGTTCTACGTTCAAAGACCAAATCACAAGTCAAGCGGTTAAGGTGCAAAAATTAGACGAAAAGGTAGACATTATGCAAGTGGCTTTAAGAAGATGCGATTCATCTTTGGCATCGGCTACGGCTAAGTTAAGCACATTGGAAAGTTTAGGTAAAATTCAATCTATAAAATAATGAGGTACTTGTTATTTATATTTTTAATGGGTTGTACTGCATCGGCTCAAAATCAAAGCGAGGAAACAAAAGATGACATAGAGTTCCAAAAGCTAATGAATAAGGTAAGCCAAACGAACGATTTGTCGGTACAAGTACAAGCAAAAGCGAGTAAGAAAGAAGCGGAGTTGGTACAAAAGGCGGTTGAAACTATAAAGGAATTAAAAACGGAAGTTACAATATTAAAAACGGAACTAAGTGAAGTCAAAGCAACTTTGGATAGTGTTAGTACTGATACTGGTGTCAGTTTCAAGCTACTCGCAATATCCGATAATTAAAAAAATAAAAGAAGATTCTGTTGTTATAATGACCATTGAGCAAGGCAAAGAAATAAACGCTTTGTATTTAGGTTATAACAAGACAATAGATTCATTAAAAATTAAAACAAAGTATTATGATTCAGCAATTAATCAAATTAGTAAAAAACAAGATACAATCAATCTTTACAGATTTCATATCGAAAATATTAAACCAGCCACAGGAATCGACCAAGAGTTCAAAGAAGCCTTCGAGAAAGAAAAAGGCATAAACAGGATATGGACTTTAGCTTTGTTTATGGCATTAGTACTAATTAAAACAGAATAAAAATGAAATGGATAGCAAATTTATTAAGCGATGAAAGAGGATCAATAAGCACAAAAAGAGTGATAGCTTTAATGAGTGCGTTGTTTTTGTGTATTACTTTATTGGCTAACTCGTTTAGTCATTTAGAGATTGCACCAAGCGACAAACTTGTGGATGCAGTTATGGCTATATGTATAGCAGCAATGGGTACAAGCACTATTGACAAATTCTCAACAAAGAAAGATGCCGAATAACGAAAAACGAGCATTGGCTATTGGCTTTACCTTATGGGTAATATTATTAACTTACTTTTTTTATAACGTATGAAACTATCAGCACATTTAGATTTAAGCGAAGTAATTCGTAGTGAATCAGCAAAGAGAAACGGAATAAGTAATATGCCAACAGAGCAGCATATTGCTAACTTTAAGTTATTAGCAGAAAAGGTATTTGAACCTATTAGAATGCATTTTAATTGCCCTATTCACATATCAAGCGGATACAGATCAAAAGAACTTAACGAAATCACAGTTGGCGCATCAAAAACATCTGACCATTGTTTTGGTCGTGCGATTGATATTGATATGGATGGGCATAATAGCAATATTTCAAATAATGACATTTTTCATTGGGTTATTAAGAATCTAAAATTCAAACAAGTAATTGCAGAATACCCTACAAATGGGGAGTTATCTTGGGTTCATATAAGCTACGATGAAGCTAATTTGAAAAATGAAATATTGATATGTGTAAGAAAGGATGGTAAACCACATTATTTGCCATATAAAGGAAATGAAAAACTAATTAAATAATTCCGTATCTTTGTGGTCAAATAAATGACTATGAAAAAAATACAGGGATTTGAAAATTACGAAGTGGATGAATTAGGGCAAGTATGGAGTTTGCCTAAAAAAACAAGAAAAGGAACAAGGCTAATAAAGGCTTTGCTCCACCCAAAAACTGGATATATGTATCTTGATTTATGTAAAGAAGGGATGATTAAAAAGTTTACTGTTCATAGATTAGTAGCTTTGGCTTATTTGCCTAACCCTGAAAACAAACCTCAAGTAAACCATATAAACGGAGATAAAACTGATAATAGGTTAGTAAATTTAGAATGGTGTACGAGAAGTGAAAACCAAAAACATTCTATTAAAATTGGATTAAGAACAACAAATGGCGAAAAAAATTCTCAATCTAAATTAACCGAAGTAGAAGTTTTATGTATTAGAAACTCGAAAGAAAAAGGAAGCATATTAGCTAAACAATTTAAAATAAGCCACTCTACCATTTGCGATATTAGAAAAGGTAGAAGTTGGACATTTATTAAATAATGATAAGTCGCAAAGCCATAGAACTAATAATCAAACACGAGGTAGGTGGTAGAGCCGTTTATGAGAAACGTTACCAAAAGCCTATTTGGTCAGGTGGCGATAGCGGATGTACTGTGGGCATTGGGTATGATTGCGGTTATGTAACCGAGAAGCAATTCTTTAGCGATTGGGATGGCTTAAATTTAAACTTTATTCACGCACTAAGGAAAGTAGTCGGGATAAAAGGTGAGGCGGTTAAATCAATGATGCGTGGCGAAATTCTACAAGTTAGAATTCCATACAATTTTGCATACGATGTATTCGTTAATAAGTCGCTACCTAAGTACTACAAATTAACAAAGGCTATTTATCCAGAGATTGACACTTTAAACGAGGACACAAGGGGTGCGTTGGTTTCAATGGTATACAACAGAGGAAACAAATTAGAAGGAGATGCAAGAAAGGAAATGAGGTCAATAGTTGACCTTGTGGCGAAAGCAGATTACGAAGGAATAGCTGACCAAATAGAAAGAAGCAAAAGGCTATGGGAAAATGGCTTAGATGGTTTGGTCAAACGTAGAGAAGAAGAAGCGGATTTGATACTAAACTCACTAACCTAAAATAAACCTATGGCAACAACAAAAACAAAAAGGAGAAGATTATTCTTTGACATTGAAACAAGTCCAAACATCGGTTTATTTTGGGAAGCTGGGTATAAGAAAAACATTGACTATTCAAACATAATACAAGAAAGAGCAATTATTTGTATTTGTTATAAATGGGAAGATGATAAAGAGGTTTATGCTTTACAATGGGATGCAAAGCAAAATGATAAAAGAATGCTTGAGCAATTTATTGAGGTTGCAAACGTAGCTAATGAATTAGTAGGTCATAATGGAGATAAGTTTGATTTAGCTTGGATTAGAACAAGATGCTTATTTCATAAAATACAAATGTTCCCTAAATACACAACAATTGATACTTTAAAAGTTGCAAGGCAAAAGTTTAGATTTAACTCTAACAGGCTTAATTATATAGCTGATTTCTTAGGTATAGGACAAAAGATCAAAACAGAATATAGTCTTTGGAAAAATATTCTATTGCATAAAGACAAATCTGCAATGGAAGCTATGATTAAGTATTGTAAAAAAGATGTGGTTTTATTAGAAAAGGTATTCAAAATGCTTTCAAATCATATAGAGCCTAAAACTCATTATGGGGTAATATTTGGAGAGGATAGAGGCAGTTGTCCAGAGTGTGGTTCGGATGATTTAATCAAGAATAATAAGGTTGTAACGGCGACAGGTTTGACAAGAATTCAATATAAGTGCAAAACTTGTAATAAATTTCATTCAAAGACTGATAAGTAATCGTGTTTAACCACGTATCTTTGTAAGAAAATATCTTATGAAATTATGTAGTAAATGCACCATTGAAAAGGATTTAACTAATTTTTACAAGCATAGTGCAATATGCAAGGAATGTAGAAATGAAAGAACGAGGATTTATAGATTAAATAATGCTAATCTATGGACAAGAAGGTATGAAAAGACTAAAAAAGGGTTTTTGGTTAGGTTGTATAGGAATATGAAAAGTAGGGTTGTAGGAATACAAAAAAGGTGTATTCATTTATACGGCGGTTTAGAAATATTGCCTAAAGATGAATTTTATGATTTTGCTTTAAATAATAGCGAATTTCATAGGTTGTTTAAAGAATGGGAAGATGCATTGTATGAAAGAAGATTATGTCCAAGTATTGATAGAATAGATACTAAATTTGGATATACATTAGGAAATATTCAATTTTTAACTATGTCTGAAAATTCATCAAAGACATCAAGAAGGAAATATAAATAATTATGAGATACCCTAAAAACTTTGCAAAATTGACATCACTACAACAAGAGCAATGGTTAGTTGCTAAACTTATTCAAATACACCAATTAGAAGAAGAAGTTAAAATAACTTTAGGCAAGATAAGAGGTGGCGAGAAACTTATATTTAAAGAGATAGATAGACCAGATTTAGCTTTATTGAAAGATGAAGATTAAGATTATATATCGTAAACTCGGTAGGGAACAAGCGCACGGCATTGCCGAAAGTGATGGTGTTGTGTATATAGACTCACGGCTAAAGGGCAAGAAGCAGATGGAAATTCTATTGCACGAGTGCTTACACATACTCAATCCAATGGATGACGAAGATGCAATTATTGAGAAAAGCGTAACTTTATGTAAGGTTCTTTGGCAACAAGGATACCGAATGGTAGACAATTCTAACGATACACCATTGCAAGATGGTTCTAAATAGTTGTTGGTTCATAGTTCCTCACCCCTAAAAAGGTGGGGTTTTTTATATATCTTTGGCTTTCATATTGGAGAACTTAGGTTTAGCCACCCCTTTAGTCTTATTGGGGTGGTTTTTTTATCGCTCAATAAATAGGCATTTATCGCTCAACAAGTCAAATTTCGCCATTTATCCTTGTTATTTGCCGTTCATCACATTTATTTAAAATAATTGCTTTGTTTGATAAAGTTATAAGGTTTTACCCTATCTTCGATGTATTAAAACAAACCAATATGATAAAAGCATTTAAAATCTACAAAGAAAATGTAACTACTAACGGATGGGTAACTATCCTAATTCCTGAAGTTGAATTTAATGATATTACATTACAATTTAAATTAGATAAGTTTACTTATTTAGGTTACAAAATAGAAATGATTTAATAAACCAAAACAACCAATATGAACAAGTTAAAAACACCACAACAAAAGGCAAACGAGCGCTACCAAGCCGAAAGCATCAAACCTATGTATGCATTCATCATTGTATTAGTAGCATTTATTATTACCGCAATCCTTCAAAACCTTTAATTATGGACGCAATTCAAACCTTTATTTACACATTAGAAACTCAATTAAAGACAATGCCAAATGGCTATGTAAGAGAAACAGTAACCGCCTGTAAGGAATTAGCCGAAGGCATAAAAGCAATCTATGAAAACAATAATAACAACATTAGTAACCAATCAAATCAAGACTAATCTGCAAACCGAAGCCGACTCAAAAGGTATAACCCTTAGTAAGTTGGTTTACAAAATCCTAAAACAATATGAGCAAACTAATCTATCAAGAAAAACAACTGAAGTTGCACAAAAGAGCAACAATGCTACTCGAACTACTAAAACAAGCACAAGGAAGGCAAAATCTATTTGAAAATGACCTTGCAGAATGGAGGCGAGGATTAGACACAACAAGAACAATGATTAGCGAGGAGGATTTATTAATCAAGATTGCAAGGATGAATGACATCCAGCGTAGAATCCTTAAAAGCTACCATTACTTGATTCTGGACCTTTATACATTAACAGAGGACTTTATGTTACCTATAAACCTTTTACATTTTTAAT